GGGGGGGGGGGGGGGGGGGGGCAACACACTGGTTAATATAACCTTAAAATATTATCGAATATACTATCTTCTGGAGATTCTTTGTCATCATCGTACTCGTATCCAGTTGATAGTGGTACAGTCATACTATTCAATCCAAGAGTTTTGAACAGATAGTCTGTAGGAACATCTACTGATGTTTTGTTCTCATAGATATTGATTCCATCGATAAAGGAGAAATCATCAAACAGTATACGAGCTTGATTAGTGATAGTTGGTTCACCCCATCTAGTCCCTAATGATTTCTTAGATGCTAGGCTGCCTTTAGTATAGGTTCCTTGTAAATAGCTATATACAAGTTTTCCATCTATAAATAGATCCATCTTAAGTTGATCAGTTCCAGACAATGGCGTTGCACCTAATGCAGCATGGTGCCATTTGTTCATATCTACTATATACTTCTCTTTTATACATGATTGGTTTATGTATGTATAATCGACAATAGCAAATCCTATAGGTTCTGATACACCATAAGTTCGAATATCTAGAGCAATCTTATCATAAAACTGCTCCCCATTAAATAATATAGCAGCTTTGCTATGGTCTGTAAAAAGTTGAACAATCTTAAACCAGAAGGATATAGAAAAGTATTTTATCTTAGAATCGAATTTATGATCTCTAGAAGCTTTCTTCCAGTTCGTTTTAGTTATATCAAGACTAGATTCAACTGGAATCTTTCTTTCACTCTTACGAGGTAAGAAGTTTATCATAGCATATTTGGAAAATTTACCACCAAGTGTTGTATTAAATACCTGTCTTGGAGCAATGCCTATAGTAAAGATCTTTGGTTCTACTATTGTACCAGCATTCTTAATGAACCTATTTTTAAGACCAGCACAAACAAAGGCAGATATTTTTTCTAGTGTAGGCAGCATACTAGAAGGCATATCATCAACAGACAGATTATAGCCTCCATTAGTTAAGTAAGTAGTTGGAACCTCGTAATACTTCTTATCCCACAGGGCCTGTCCTTTGATGAACACCATATCATAGATATCACCATGGAAATAAGTATTTCCTTGACCATTTCTATCGTAGAACAACCCTAAGCCTTTTTGAGAACCATTCCATGTATTCTCAATAGCAGACCCATCAAGCGTTCCCCATCTCAACTTTCCATAGAACCCTCTTATACCATCTACATAGAAGGCATATTCGTCTACAGAGTACTTTTCTATCGCTATATGATGATAATCCCCATCATATAGTAGTATATTCATACCACACTCTATATATGTATTAGTTGCTCCATCTAATGATAAGGTCAATACTCCACTTCCACTAATACTAGCATAAATACTTTGAACCGATCCAGGATTGCAAAATCCTAATAGGATTGGATAGTCTTGTTCTGGACTTTCAGGTTTGGTTAATTTACACCAGCAGCAGAAAGTCCATAGATCATTCTTACCTAGATTCCAATGAGCCATCTGTGTTGGATTCGGAGGGGTTGGGCCGATATTTATCCCAGCATTTGCTGTAACAGATATAACTTTGTCACCATACAACCCATTGGTATTGCAGTTTATATCTGTTGGTTGACCATATGCTTGAGTTATAAGACCTACATTCTTACCACTTATATCAGACCAACCAGAATCTGTAGCTCTTAGATTTAATATAACCTCGCCAGTTATAGTTCCTTGCATTTTATATGCCCCCCCCCATATGCTATAAATTATGGAGGAATAATATTATTAAGAGTTTTTATATATCCTCAAGAGAACCAATCATTAAGTTGGTAATACCCATATATAAGGAGTTGATTCCACCATGAAGGACAAGATATTCGATATACTATCACGATTTAGAACATTTGTAGTTGAAGCTGATATAGTGATAGTCTTCCTTAGACTTGCTATCTTCTCTGCATTATTATATCTCATAACTTCTATCTTCCTTAGACATGGAGACAGCATTGCTTCCATGATAGTTGTATCTATACTCATAGCAGTACCTATAGTTGCTATACTGGATAAGTATGTAGAGCATAGGATAGAGTTAGAGAGGATGCAGGAGTTAGATATAAACTACTTTAACACATCTAAGGATCAAGGAGTAGATCCATTAGATGCTTTAGTAGATAGATGCTTATCTAATAAGCTTATTCTTACAGGTTTCCAAGCAGGAAACTATGTAAACAATGCACAAGAGCAAGATCTTCTTAGAGAAGTATTAGAAGAGGTTTCATCCTCTATTGGTCCTCTTATGAAAGCTAAGTTTGAACTTATCTATGGTAAGGGACACGTAGAAGAAATACTGGCTAATAAATGTTTTATCAGAGTGTCACTATTTGTAGCCGATCAGAACAAAGCTAGATATGTAGAAACCGATGTGGACAAGTCTAAGATAGATAAACAGCTTATCGATCAAATGCTGATGAAGTAGACATACAAGTGAGATGAATGGTTACTAAACCATAGCATCATGGGTTTTCATTAAGTTTTCTCCAATAAGTTTCAACGGTTTGTTTCTTACAAATCACTCCTTTCAAACAAGACATACGGAAAATCATTCAAAATTATAAGGAGTAGCCAACTATGGCTACTCCGATCCCTTTGTCTTTTATCTACGTCCACCAACTTTGGATAAGATATCACTAAGGGAAGTAGTTCCTAGAATCTTACCAAACTTTGAGCTATTATTTCCAAGGATACCTGTTGGGCTCAAAGCTTTATCTATAACAGCTCTGCCACCATATCTATTCTTAGATACAGTCTTATCAACCTCAAACCTACCCTTAGCCTCTAAGCCCTTATTCTTAACAAAAGTCTCTTGTGCTTTAGAGGTAGCAGTAACGTTGTTCTCTTGGTTCTGTGTATTAGATGCTGAAGCAGACCCATTATCTGCAGATGCTTTGCTAAGAACTCTACAGAAGTCTAGCATAGTATTACAAGTAAACGTATCATCTTCTCTCACATAGATCTCTGTCTTTCTATTGAGTAAGAAGATACCATCCTTCTCTGTATGACCATGATAGTTTCTTATAGTATACTTCTTATTCGGAGTGAATACAGATGGATCCAAATCATACTTGTTGATAGATAACTGATTAACCATGTTCTCCATCTCAGAATGGATGGATTTGACCATGTTTACGTTATCATTCATCATACGCATGATTTTAGTACCTTCCTGTGTGTTCCCGAAGATACCGCCTAAATTTAGCTTAGATTCAAAACTGCTTGTCCCCAACTTGCCTATACCGGTCAAATCAGAGATGGAGTTTATGTCTTGTTTCAATGCATTCAAATCTGAATAGTTGAATGAGAGGTTTATATTCTTTCCAACGTTCTTCATCTTATGAATGGCATTCATAGCAGTCTGACCAAGCGTTCTCATATCAGTGGTGATAGACTTGAACTTAGCTTTGATATTAATATTAACTATGTTTCCTATCTGGTTACTCATAGGAAGCACTTTGGAGTTTAGCAGTCCAGATACTTGTGGAGGTATCTTTAGATAAGACCCTATAGTGCCATCAATATATCCAGAGTGAGTCTGTATCTGGGAGTTTAATCCTCCTAGTTCATCCTCTACTGCTTTCAACTCTTTTACTTTATCGCTTACCTCTGAGGAATCTTTACCTTTTGCTTCTAGAGACTCTCTAGTCTGCTTTACTAGAGTATAAATATTGCTGCTGTTCTTACTCATATCTTTAGGAAAGTGTCTGCAGTCTTCTATTAGAGTCTTAGCATCTGATATAACACTCTTATCAAACTTTCCTAGCTTACCAATGAATTTCTGAGTAGACTTAACAGCATCTTGTGCATTTACATAAGTAACGGCACCCATATAGTTATTTACCCTTTGAGCGTCATATATGAGCTTACTAGAAGATTCTGTCATCTTCTTAAAGTCTTGATTAAGTTTTGTAGTAGCCTCATGGTTCTTATCCATATTGGACTCTTCTGATCTTATATCTTCTACTACTTTACTTTTACCGCCAGGAGGAAACAGCTCTATGGTGTTAGGAGATGCATTCTCTCCTCCTGAATCTACAGTTATCTTATCTGGTATAGAGTTTATAATGGATATAGCCTTAGATGCACTATTATGCATCTCTGGTATACGAGGGTTGATTTCATCTAGTAAACGGTAGTTCATATCACTATGCAGATCAAATAACCTTGTAGGGGCATTCTTGATAGTAGATACAAACTGCTTACCTACACTCTCTAATGTAGACATTGTACTCTTGATAGTCTGAGCAGCATCCATTATACTAGATAAACTACTCTGTACATTCTCTTTGCTAGGGTTGATGATATCCTTGTGCTTATCCAATACCTTAGCAGTATCATGATCTATAGTATACTTGGAATCCAACACATTGAAGTCTATGTAGAACTGCCTCTTCTCTGGATCTACCATCATACCAGGAACTACTGCACCCTTGTCATCTGTCTGATGGATATTGATGAACACATCTGGATATATATCATCAATCTTCTCTATACCATCTCCAGATCTAGATATCAAATAAGTGCAATAGGGTTCATCTATGAAGAATAAGTACTTAGTATCATAGAATACATTGATTCCATTCAAGTACTTTACCGTTTGTACAAGGGTTTCTTGAGGAGCTATCATCAATTGCTCTTTGATGGGGTTATACTTGAACTCTTCTATCAGTAGATGTAGATCTTTCATATAAGATGCTACTATACCCATCATACTACTTTGATGAGCTACACCATTAGCTACCACTTTATTGGCATTGATAGCAGCCTTGGGCATCAGTCCTATATTGACTGTCTTGTATACGTCTTCTCTTAGTTTGGTTCCTAATACTTCTGCTTCTTTGTAGTCTACCTCTTTATTATAGTTGATATCTGTAGATACAAAGATAGAGAACTCATCTTCTATATAGGGTTCTAGCACAGGAGTATCAGAATCAGACTGTTTGTCATACTTATCGATCTTTAGATACATTCTTGCAGTCTTGGCATTCTTTGCTATGATATCAAACAGGTTCTTATCTATAGATAGATTCATCATCATCTTGGGCATATTCTCATCTAAGTAATCTGATACCCTGATGATATCCCTAATATTCTCTGGGTGGATATTCATAGTGACATCTTCCATGCCCTCTATCAGTATCTTTCCAGATATCTTAAAATGCCACTTTTGCATATCTCATATCTCTCCCTTCGTAGTTACTTAAGTGTGAAGAGTATAGACAAAGATAAAGCATACTCCGATATGGAGTATGCTATTACTATTTTATATCAAGAAACCCTTATTGCTTTTATAGTATCCTCCTATATCTCTCACCAATGTTCCAGTTCTAAAGATATAAGATCTAAACTCGCGTTTGTTAAGATGGTAAGTAGATGGTTGTTTATATCTAAACACAGCATATCCAGACCCTCTGGGTATAGATAGTTTAGATATTACTATACTTAATACCTCATTGAATGTTCTATAAGCCATGCTATCATAGTATAGTTGATAAGAACTAGATCTAGGTACTATAAATAGTCCTCTATATTTAGAAGCATTGTCTTTGTATAGTAGCCATGAGTGCATCTTATTCCCATCATTAGATTCTATATAGTATAGAGAGTAATCTAGATCGGGAAAGTTCTGTTTGATAACATAATCGGCTATCATGTTCATATCAAAACATGAACCTTTCTTATACTTAATCACCTCTTCTGGTGATAGTGTAGTATAAGAACCCTTCTTTATATCTCTACCAGTTCTATAGGATATATACCCATCCTTGTAGTCTGATAGTATATTAGATAGCTGGTTTATATTTGTAGTATATAATGGGTTCATATGTATATTCCTTGCTGTTGAATCATGTATACTCCTCCTCTTATCTTACTTAAGTGTGAAAAGATGATAGAAGATAAGCATACCCCATAAAGGAGTATGCTATTATAAAAGTATTTTAGTATACCGTCATAGTGTTAGATACAGTAACCACTTCATTATTTCCTCTTGTTGCGTCTTTCCAAGAGATAGAGTCTTTTGTAATAATTACGCTTTCTGAATCAAAGTCGTTAGCCCATAGTGCTCTTCCTTTTAATAGAAAGATCTCATCATAGTACTTATCAAAATGGGTTGAGAACCCATTGTTTAAATAATTTATCGAATTTAAGTGCGATGTACCAATGGCTTTATCATACACAATATCAAAAGTTGTATTCTGAGTACCTATCAATTTACCATCTAAGAAAAGTGATGAATAGCCCTCGGTAGAATATCCTCTATTATCTCTACATAGTGCAAAATGGTGCCATTTATTTATCTCTGGAGTTCCTGTATGTACCCTAATATTACCAGAACCACCATTGGCCCTATAGAAGGCATAACCATCTCCTTGGTTATATGCAATTAATAATCCATCAAAAGCTTGAGTAATCGGCATTGATGATATAATATGCATTGCACGCTCTGTAGTAGTATACATCCAGGCAGCAAAGGTATAACTATTATAATATCCAGATGCAAACGTATCTAATGGTTGTTGTAATGTTGTAGTATACAACATACTATCATTAGTTCTTAAAGATTTTCTTTCATGAGACCTGGTTATCATATCAGATATATCAAATGGTATATCTGTATCTTGTACTGGAGGTATTAATGATTTTTGTCTCCATACAACTCCTTCAACATCGTCTTTCCATATAGACCCATCTACATATGAATGTGTTAGAACAGTATTTCCTCCGGTATTGAGTTTTACACTGTGTAAACGATTATATATTGAGGGGGGGGGATATTGGCATATAGAGCACCTCTTAACAATGTATTTGATATAATCTTAACTTATCGTTTTAATATTATATCAAATATACAAACGTAGATAACAGATGGCGAAAGTGATTATTTTATAATCTAAGGTATAGCATACTCCATAGAGGAGTATGCTCTTATATTAGTAGATCTTGATATAGTCTAAAGTCAATGTAGGATCTTTGAGATATACTGTACCAAAGTAGTCATCATCAACAAAGTCTTTTGGTTTATTTATCTTAGTAACTCCATCTCTTATATCCATAGCTTTATCTACTATGACAAAGTCAAAAAGCTTACCACACCTATAGTGATGAGTATCCCAAAATCCTTTAATAAAAAAGAAAGAGGATAACCCTTTCAATGCTATAGGAATTGGAAGATGGGAATCTTTCTTGGGAATAGTGATAGACTTTACAATCTTACCATCAGAGAATGTTTTCAGTACTCCATTCTTATAGGTTATCAAACGATGAGTCCACTGATTAATAGGGATAGGCTTGCCATCTGGAGCTAATGGAATAGAGGTTGTATCGTCTATATGTATTAAATCACTGTCTCCATCTTGACTACACATAGCAAGTTTAGTAAACGATGAAGAATCTCCAGTATATGTATATCCATAGTGTTTATAAGATCCAGCTTCTTTATTCTCCCAATAAGAGATAGTAAACTCTTCATCATACTCTAAAGTTATATTACCACCTGGGGTATCCTTGCATTCTATACAGGTATAGTTGCCCGGTTTATTATAAACAGACTTATATCCCTTACCTGGGAATGGAGTATCATCCGAATACTCAACTTTTTTGCTTTCATATCCAGAAGCATAGTCCCATGTAGTGTTATATGCAATATCCTTGAATGCATTCTCATCAAACCTCAGTTGGATCAGGTATTCTAGAGTATTAGCTATATTTCCTTCTAGAGCCTCTACACCATCTACTTCAAAGTCTTCTTTATATAAGCAGACTCCTCTATGGATGATAACCTCTTCCATTAGTCCCTTAGCGGCAGATGTGCCATTGGTACCATCAGAGCAAAAGAGGGTTATATCAGAGAAGCTAAAGCTAGAGATGTTTCCATAGGTATACTGGGTAGCTGGATCATTAAGCAACTGTTTACCATTGACGGAGATATACATTCTTCCATCTTCATCAATACAGAATGTATAGAACGACCAAGCAGTCTTATCATAAGTAGGGATGAAATCCTCTATCTTTACAAGCTTCTTATATGCCATGGAGTTATCATCGTAGTATATTGCATCTTGATCACTACCATGATTGCTAAAACCAAAGTTTACTCCATATCCAAGACCAAATCCTAACTCTTGAAATGATCTAGTGTCTGGATCTCTTTTAAACCAGAAAGATACAGAAACCATCTTAGGATTTATATTGCTTATATCCGCTTTCTTGCGATATGAGATTACGGCATTATTAGCACCATTGTATATTTTTCTATTAGTAAGAGTATTATCAGTTGCCCTACACTTTTGAACCCCTTGTATAAAGCGAGGTTTGGGTTCATAGTACTTCTTTATGATATCTCTAGTACCCTTGAGGTAGAATATACAGTTCTCGGGCATGTAGATAGGTTTTAATTTGTTGGCCATGATTTAAAATGCCCTCCTCCCTACGATTACTTATTGATTCTATATAACGGAGCGTCATCATGTTCATCTACTACTTGCTTCTTCAACTCAGCAAGCATAGACAACAGCTGACTAAAGTCATTATTGGTTAATCTAAGATAAGAATAGGTTCCCATATTAGTAATCATCTTCTCTTTAGATATCTGCTTAGCTCTATACTCTGGCATAGATCTATTGTTAGGGTTATCTCCACCATCTTTAACCTCTATGATGAGATTATATGGTAATAAGAGAAAGTCTGTTATCCAATGAAGAGTCTTACCATTGAACTTATATTCTAATGTAGGACCTGGTGCGATGACTTCATCAGATCTATACTCTAAGACAGTATCTAGAAACTCCATCAGCTTCTTCTCATACTGTCCTGTATAAGTGAATATTTTGTCATCAGACCATTTATAGTTTCCAGAGATCTTTCTACCAGCCAGCATCTTCTGTTGATGTTCTGGTTCATCAGTTAGATAGACTTTGTTATAGATCTTGAGCATCCTATTCTGATATGTTTTCTTTACAGCTTCATAGCATTTAGGATTCCCACAGAGTCTTTCATACTTCTGTCTCTTCTCATTCCATTTAGTGGGATTACCACATACAGTACAGTTCCCATGACCATGTTTATCATTCACTATATCATATACCAAACGGTATGGAGTATAGTCATCTGGTATCTCATCATCATGCTTCTGTTCTATATGATTAGTAAGCTTCTCCCTATTGAGTTTCTGATTACAGTATGGACAGTTATAGGTCTTCATATACTATCAATCCCCTATACATACTTTCAAAATATTATTACTTTGTATCCTTAGAGAAAGCAAAATATGAACCCTATACCTTGATTGGTATAGGGTGAAAGCATATTCTTATCAATCACCAATAGTTTTCTTGTCGTTAGTATCTAGAATTTTATGAAATTTCAAAGAAGATCTAGATCTTCCATCTATCATAAACCCCTTATCTTTCTTTGGCTTTGGGATTACAGTTCCTGTGATTGATACTGCTGGTTTAAGATTATTACCAACAACTGACTTGTTTCTGTTATCATTATTCGTCATAGTTTCTAAAAGAGTTCCTATATACATATAGATCACCCTCTTTAGATCAGTTACGAATGTTCTTAGCAGACTTGAAAATTCTTCCTCTAGTGTTTGAATTCAGGTTCTTTCCTCCATGAGCAAGAGCAGCTACTATATTGGTTGTATTACTAGATTTGGAATCCTCTTCCTCTCTGCTCTTTACGATATCTGCAAAGATAGATTCTTTCAAAGTACCGACTGATAACATGTGTATCCAACTCCTATATCAATATATCTTCAGATAATGCTTCTTCGTATTAATGCTAGGTTCATCATAGTCGTCAGCTGGTGTAAAGTCTACAGTAAAGTCTTCTTTATACAAGCATACGTCTCTATGAATCAGAACTTTATCAATCCATCCTGTGATAGATCCACCATCTGCATTAAATAATATAATCTTGTCTATAGTCTGTGAAGATGAAGGTAAGTTGTTTATAATACCACTTGGTATAAGTTTACCATTCACAGTTATATAGGTTCTATTTATATCTCTACAAATAGTATAGAATATAGGCTTCTTATAGGCAGCATCGCTTGTATCCTTAAGGTAATCTGGCCCTATGTCTAAGCTGCTTCCAGCGCCTACACCGTTGTCGTCTATGTATATATTCTTATCTCCAGCAAATCCAAAGTTCATCTTTGTTGTATCATTAAGCCAGAATCCAAACTGCTGCCAGCCAGACCCATTTAATTCTGTTCTTTGAGCCCAGAAAGATATACTAAACAGCTTTGAAGTTTCAGCTATTATAGGAGATTTGGCAGTAAAGGTCAATTTAGCCGAGCTATCTGATGCAGTATACTTACCATCTACTTGTTGTACTGAAGTATTAGCTACAGGGGGGTTCCATAATCCTGTAAGCTCTGTAGTGCCTTTCAAATTGAATACACATTTATCTTTTTCATATATGGGTTTCATATTTATATCAGTCCTTCTCTCTTATATAATAGAATATATCGATAACGTTCTAATATTACTCTTGTGTAAAGAGAGAAAGTTAACACTATATGACAAAAAAGAATAGAGTGTTAGAATCTATCCTTTTTATTAGATCAACCATTGTTCTTAGATGGATCATGGGTGATATAACTCTCAACGATGTTATACACTGTAGGAACCACATCTATAGCAGTATCTATAATGACTGCTATAGCTTCAATAGGATTCACAAAAGTTAGAAATGGCATGATATGTTCTCCTCTCTATACAACACTATACCCTTTCATATCTATAGTATATAATTTACGCCAAAGTTTGATATGTAACAAAAGTATCCCCCATACCCCTATAAGAGGTATGGGGAAGGTATTTGTCTATATATTATCGTCTGACAGCCGTTGCTCGCTTAGAAAGCTCTGCATATCTAGCTTTGAGCATTTTATCTGCAAGAGTTCCAGTCTTAGGACCAGCAGGAGGAAGTTTGCTTGTAGTTATGTTACTACCAACAGTTCTTCTGCTTCTACTAGACATCTTCTCTGGTTTCTGTCCATATACTCTATTGGACGTATTTTCAGGTTCTGCAATAGCATTCATAGCTCTGCTATGGAATGCACCAGCTTCATTGATTACACTAGCAAGTGTTCCAACTTTAAGCATCTTTATAAACACTCCTCTATTGGTTTTTGTTACTATTCTTCTTCTGTTGCTCTATGGTAGCTATATGAGTTCTCAATACTGTGATATAGTCTCTATATATCTTTCCTGCAGCAGTAACCTTGCAGTTAAATACATCTTTCACTATATTACAAGCAACTTGCTTTCTCTTCATAGCCAGAGTTTTTTCAGAAGATTTACTATCTTGTTGAACTCTAGGATTTCCATGGGGATCATTGTTCTTATATGGAGTATTCTTAGATGGATCCACATTACCACTAGTAGTATTAGATCTCTTAGCTCCTTGGGTTATATTAGGAGTAGAAGACTGCTTTGTAGTAGGTGCTTGGTTACTATGTGATGCAGTAGCAACATTCGCATACTCTACTAATAGCGATTCTCTCATCATTAACCAATCTGCTGATGCATGCTGTAGTACAGTAGTAGTCTGTGTATTAGATACATTAGCCATTGGATTAGATGATGCAGTCTTGTTACCAGATTGCTGTTGAGCATTCAATCCTTGCAGATCCTTCTCTGCTGCTTGAGAGTCATTCTGTTGGCCAGATACTGGATCTCTATTCAGAAAAGATATGATAGACTGTAACTGGTTCTGCAATACATGAACCATCTGATTATAGTTCATGCAGTAGTTATACATATTAGCCATCATAGAGGTTAGTTCTTGAGCACTTAAATCTTGAGTTCTATCCTCTCCTGAATAGTATGCTTTAGCAAAGTCTAAGAAGTCATCCCCATTTCCTTGATAAGATTTGATGATAGACTTCATAAAGTATCTGTTGTTGTTATCTATGCCATCTGTATCATCTTCTACCTCTATACGGGATAGATTGATATCATTCAATGCATTTACAATAGGCTCTTTGATCCTATAGATGGCGGTTCTATAGTCAGGAGCCTTATTGAGAGTACAAGAAGGGTCTATAGGATAATTAGATGGATTGAAATACTCAGCATTATCTTTTAACCACGGATTATACTTCTTCATCTGGTCAGAAGCAAACTTGCTATATTGAGCGAAGTTATTCTTCAATAGTATAGCAGTTTCTCCTTTCCATTTGATATACCATGTTTGGTTCGCTATAGGAACTTCTTCTTGTAATACTTGTTGTGATATGAGCATAGAGGCTTCTACTAGAAACTTGTTTCTTAGATCTACTAATAGTGGGTCATAATCTAAGAACTCTCTATTCAAGATCATTTCTTCTAGCAACCTCCTTCTTCAGTTTGGAGAGATCCATATCATCTCCATACTCATCAAGTATCTTATTAGCTTCATCCAGTTTGATTCTATAATAAGATCTAGGAATCTCTGGTAGCTTTACAGATACCATCTCATTGTTCTCTCTAGTCACATATAGTACAGGTTTGATCAACTCAAATCCAGTACTATTGAATACCAAACCCAATTTGATGATATTGTCATTGAACTTTACTACTAGATCCCATATAGAACCAGAGCCCATCTTACAACCAATATAGGTTAGCATGATTCTTATAACGAAGATATAGAGAAAGCTAGAGAGGAATGGCAATGGAAGTCTAGTACAAAGCTTAAGAATAAGAAAGTTGAACGAAGAATCTGCTACATTGATAATGATCTGATTCTTGGTCTTATCTCTAAACTCTGCCTTAAACTTCTCCCACAAACCAGTTCTCTTAAACTGGTTCAATGTCATTGGGTTATAGTTAGGGTGTTTCTTATATACGTCTTGGATAGACTTGTCTAAGAATTCATATACTCTCTTATTCTCTAAAGTCTTCTCCATCTTAGCAACAGAGAACTTGTCTATCTGTAGAGTAACAAAAGTCTTGAATAGATAGACGACCATAATCTTTACTATATTAGCTGCTATAATACCAAGAGCTCTTGCTCTCTTAGCATTCAACCAATCATCAGGAATCTTAGATGGTTCTATTTTAATATACTTCTGTACCCACTCTTTGATCAATATAGATGGGTTCTTCCATATATCTTTATTAGATATTTGTGAATGGTTGTCTAAAATGTCTTTAGAAAAAGAAAACTCATTTTTAGATGGAATTTCTTGTTCTAATTCAAGCGAGGATGCCTCAATCTGACACCTCTTCATGATCAAATCGACGATTTGTTGGTCTTCCTTGGTATCTAGTGTCGTATTGGCTTTAAAATAGCTCATATGAGACATTCCTTTCAAAAAGAGAATATTTAATAGGATGTGGGACCAAGCCCACATCCTATAGTTTTCTATTAGATTACACTTTGTTTACATCCGAAAGTCTTTTCTGAGTCCCAGATGGGTTCTTTGTCATAGTCTTTCTCATAAGAGAATTCTGTTTAGTAGGTGAAGGTGTATTTCTTATATTGCCAACCATAGTACTACCTATAGTTTTCTTACTGATGGTCTTTCTAGGATCGGATATCTTGGTATCAGAAGATAGGTCTTTCCCAGCTGCTATAGACTGAGCTAACTTGAAATCTCCTTTTCTGACAGCATCTATCTCTGGTTTGTTATCCAAGAAGGTTCTAACTCTATAATCGTTAGGATTCTTAGAATGAACCTTTCCTAAAGCAGAGACTATCTTATCATGATTTATATTATCTGCTTCGGTGATAACTTCTTTCAATCTTCCAGTAACCATGGCGATATTAGTTGTTGTAGTTTATGTCAAAACGAACAGTTCTCTTACCAAACAGCTTCTTCTGTTCGTTCTGAAGCTTCTCGACCTCTATCTTGGAGAATTCATTAACTTTGGATTTTACTTTCTCAAAGTCTTTATCTGTAAGATCGGGTCTTACAAGATACTCAAGACAGCTTGACAAACCTTTGAGGAGTTTAGCGATAATGAGTTTGATCTTCTTCAGAATACCCTTATTCTCAGGAGATGCCTCATTGTATTCTTTTTCTACCTTTTCTGCCCACTCAGAGACTTTGGCAATCTTGTCACCAATATAGTTTCTTGTCTTAGCAAGCAGGGCTGTATTGTTTACAATACGCTCCGTTCTTGCTTCTTCTGAAAGGATGGACTTCGGAGAATACTTTCTGACGCAATAGAAGGAGCACTCTTTGACGATCTTCTCTATTTCGACGATCTTTTCTTTCTTTTTATCGTCGTCATCATCCTCATCTTCGTCTTCTTCTTCGTCATCATCTTTATCATCATCGTCGTCATCGTCATCTTTGTCGTCATCATCTTCGTCTTCCAAGACTTCATCACCGATGGCAAGGACAACATCTTCGGGCTCGATACCGTTAGCATCTGCTACATCGATAACAGCATCATCGACTTCGATCTCTTTCTCTTCAGCGAGTCTGAGAATATCTGCCAGATCAACGACATAAGACTTCAGTCTTACGTTTTCTACTACAGGAACCATAGCAGCATGGTAAGGAGTACGTTCAATATAATTCATACTCTCCAGCAGAGCCAGAGCATTGCTATCTCCTGTAATACCTCTATTGAGTACACTTTCTTTTATAAGCATTTGATTTTGCACCTCTCATTGTATATTAAACAATAAGCTATAGGGTATTAGCCCTATAGCTTGAATTTATAGGTCTTACGTAAAAGTCAACTAGTTATGATAGCATTCTATCTACTTCATCTGTCAGATCTCTACCAGAGTAGTTCTGTTTAAAGATATTATCCTTGATATACTTCTGTGGTATATCCTCATACATCTCTTGAACAGTATCCATGACATATGATACATTCTTACCATAGAGCCATATGATAGATCTATGGTAGACAGATATCTGTTCTGCTACATGAAGAAGAAGAGTTTCATATTCTCTAAACAGATCTACTACTTTAACTCTATCTTCATCTGATATAGACTTAGAAGAGATATATTGCTTGTTAAGCTTGCTAGTCTTAGATCTGAGAGTCTTCATCTTCTTTTGAGTCTGTTTGATATCATCTTTAAGAAGATCATAGTACTTTACAGACTCTTTATGGAAGATGGATATCATAGATACCAATTGCTTTACGTTGTATACACCCTCATCTATAGATACAAGAGCTTTAGTCTCTAGATACTTACTCATTACTTCTTGAGTAGTACTGTCTAGGAACAAATCATCTATAGAGTTTGTTATACCTTTCATGGTATCATGAACAGCATTCTTCTTAGATAACAATCTAATCAGATTCTCTTCTGTATCTGGTATAATATCAAGTTTAGATATAAGATCTTCATCCATTCTTGGGAATCTATATCGTATATTCTCAATCAGATACTCTCTATGCTGATAGGTCTTTGTAGTATCCTCTTTCATAGCCCTAATACAAGCAGCTAGCTTGAGATCTACATGCTTTATATTATGGGATAAGAACTTTATAAACTTATCAGACAGTTTGAGAAGATAGAGCAATCCTATATCTATAGAAGAGAAGTTGTTCTTTGTTGGATGAGGGTTATTCTTTATAGACTCTAAGAGGGTCTGATAGTATCCCTCATTGATAGAGTATACCATATCATAGATAGATTGAGATTCATTAGTGGTGCATTTACGTGCTACCACTGGTATATCTTCCCTATTAGTAATAGCTTGTATAGACACCATAAGAACTCCTTATCTATTATATTATGAATACAATCTTCCTATCTTACCAGTAACTGTATCCTTGTCTCTACGAATAACATTTGTAAGTTTTCGAGTGAGCCATTCAATTGCCTTAGCAAGAGCTTCTTTGATCTTTGTAAGAATACCCTTTGTTTTGGGATCAGATGTCTGAATCTTATAAATGATCTCTCTCATCTTACTATTGATAGCAGCAATCTGTTTGGAGATCCAATCTCTTGGCTTATCACCAACATTGTGTTTGATATCTGCTATCCAATTCTTGATGGTCTGAAGACGACTAGTGTTCTCTTCAGGATTGGATTCCACAGCTTCCAAGAATCTATCAAAGTCACTATGAGTAAATGCTTCAAGAAGGGCATCATTACCAGTCTTTATAAGCTGATTAATACTCATATCAACCATCTCTACTACAGGGAGTTTGGTAGAGATAGGAATAGCATATACATCCACATTCTCTGCCAGAATACCTGATACTACATCCTCATAGTATGGATAACCAATCAGACTAGTCTCTTGAATAGAGAAAGCAATAGTAGACTTACTTATACTATTAGCCTCACATACTGCATTCAGTGCAATACCAAGGTCTTCAATACCGTTGCTTTCAGCAAACTTCATTATATCTTCAAGTGCTACAACATTAGCACCAATACGTGCATTCTCTACTACTGGTACTGCCAATGCATTATAGTCTTGTGGTTTCATATAAGAGATAGACTCTAGAATGGCAAAGGGGTTTATATATGAATGATCTTTTATAAGCATTGTATATAATCACCTACCTTATATACAGACTTGTACATTTGTTACAAAATAAAACACCATAGCACCGATAAGTGCTATGGTGCATATTGTTTGTTTAAACTAAGCGTTTAAGTCAGATCAGATTACTGAGCCTTCGGCATAGCCTCGAGCTTCTGAACTTCCTGACCCTTCTCGTCCTTAGCGCCAACCTTCTTCATGAGGTTGTTCATATGACGAGTAAGGAACTCGATTGCCTTAGCAAGCATAGCCTTGATCTTGAGGAAGATGCTCTTCTTCTCAGGATCTGCAGCATTTGCAGCATTGATGACATCACGCATCTTAGCGTTGAGGGCAGCAATCTTTGCAGCAACCCAATCACGCGGCTTGTCGATAGCCGTTTTCTTGATCTTCTCAAGCATCGTCTCAGTGTTCTTAACCTGATCTTCTGCAGGAGCAGCAGGTGCGACAGCCTTAGCGGCCTTCTGAGCAACCGGAGCAGCAGCCTTCTTAGCAGCCTCTACGAATGCACCGAAGCTATCGTTGATATAAGCCTCGAGGAGAGCATGGCTGCCCGTCTCGAAGAGCTCATCCATAGCAGCCTCGGCGAGAACGCTTGCCGGATGGTTAGCGGAGAGTGGAACAGCTGCGATAGCAACACCCTCAGCCATGATATCCTTAACAAGACCAGCCGTTGCACGATCAGCAATGACGCTCGTCTCCTGTACGGAGAACATGACCGTGTTAGCAGCGATATCACTTGCCTCACATACTGCATTCAGTGCAATACCAAGATCTTCAATACCGTTGCTCTCAGCAAACTTCATGATATCTTCAAGTGCTACAACATTAGCACCAATACGTGCATTCTCCACAACGGGGACCATAGCAGCGTGGAACTTCGACTCCTCTTCGGTGAGATAGCTCATCGACTCAAGGAGAGACATGCCACTACGAGCAACACCAGTGCCAAGCTGGGATTCAGTAATAAGCATTTATATACCTCCATTTGTTAACAAAGTGATTGGCAAAATTTATATTGATGTATCTCGTATAAGAGTACATCAGATCTCAAAAGCCTTGAGAATCCTACACATTAAAAGCGGAAACGGATTCCACTCTCCTGATAGGAGTCAGGCTCTTGGTCTTCAAACTTAAACTTCGGGTTAACTTCGTTAGGAACAACAGCATCCTTGGACTGCTTGTTTACACCGTTATTGACAGTTATCTCACAAGGAACACCGCCAGCAGTCATAGCTGCTTTGATAGCAGGAATATTGATGTTGTTCGTCTCAGGATCTTCCCCAAGCTCAAGACCGTCATAAACATTGTGATCCTGACCATAACCAGGAATCAGCTTGCTTGGGCAATCATTGTCACCCTTATCAAAGGCCTCACGGAGAGAACCGACGTAGAGCATATTTCAAATCTCCTTTCTTAGAGAGTTTATAAATCCTAGAGTTTACCAGTCAGCAGTTCATCATCAAACTTACCACCAGCGATGTCTCTCAACATCTGCATGGATTCTTGATGAGCCTGCTCTGCATTCTTAGGACCTACATCCTTAAGAGAACCTACAGAAGAATCAGAGGGCTGATCGTCTTTAGCAGGTTTCTCGTTAAGAACCTGATCTCCAGGATTGGATTCGAGAGAAGCATCTTCATTAACAGTAACCTTGACAGGAGGCTGTTGGATAGAAGAGTAATCCTTCTTAACAACAGGCAGTCCATATACGTTGGTTATAAGTTCAAGAACTTCTTTCGAATTGGTGAAGCGACGCCATTTACCAATATCGGCATGGGGTCCACCAAATTTAGAAACAATACCACCGATGTTTCCATCAGAGCTATTGCTTCCATTCTTATTCATCCCGAGATCATCCATCTCTTGAAGAATAGATGCTTCATCAATGACAAGTGCTGTATTGCGATTGGAGAGAGAAACCCCATTAGCGTCACCAATCTTCTCAATGGATTCCATAATGGACGTGAGCTTATTGGTAATCATAAAACGGGAGAGATCTTCCATCTCAATAAGGTACTTATCAAGTCTGCTGTTGTGCTTGATAGGGACAGCACTAGCAGGAATCAACATCTCAGCTTCGGTGAGACTAGGCATTTCATCAAGAGATGCTTTAAACTCATCTACAATAGCTGGAGCAGCTACCTGTGGGAGTTCTACACCACTCTCCTGAATTGCCATTTCGGATAAAGTCTGAATGGTTGTATTAAACAGTCCCATTATAACTCCTCCACTTTAATCAAATGTAAACTTAGTAGAAACTTTGTCCTTGATGCCATTGTAGGCATTCTTAGCAGTATCTACGGCTTT